GCTGCCAGTCTAATGGCTAGTTCACACAAAGATGATACAATTTCAATTACATCATTAAATCTAAGTGATAAATGTTCTGTATGTGGACTTCCAGTTACTATCATGGAAAGAAACACATGCTTTGATCCTAAATGTGGAATTAAATAATGCCAACAAGAGATGAAATGGCAAAATTTGCCAAAGCTATCGATGCATTGGTTGCTAGGTCACGCTACAACTATATCGAAGCTATCGTGGAACATTGCAGAGAAACCGGTCTTGAAATTGAGGTTGCAGCTACACTCATCAATGCAAACCTTAAATCTAAGATTGAGAACGATGCAATGGATAATAATATGTTGAAAGAAAAAGGTTCTAGATTGCCTATATGACTGGCTACGAAACATTCAGTTTGTATCAGGCTCTCAAATTACATTTTACACAAGAATCATATGATTTCTTTAAATACAATGGTAAAACCAATGTTAGTGTAACCACATTTGAGAATCGTAAAGACAAATACCATTTCTATAAGTTGTCTCGCCGTCTTGTACAAAAGGAAGACATGATTGATTTCATTGTTGCTAATTTTGTAGAAGATGAAAATGCTTGGGTTGGTTCATTATTACTAGAAGATGCTGAAGTGAATTATCGCAAGCACCAGAAGGTCATACAATCAATGTCATACAATTTTGAAAATGAATGTCGTGACCTCTTTGATGGCCTTGACGATCCAAACTCTATCCTACGTGTTGGTGATGACTATCCTACACTACTAAAAAAAGCACTCAGGAAAGAAGTAACAATAGAAACTGTTTGCCTATTAAACAATCAAATGGGATTCGTACCTGTTTGGTCTAAAAAGATTGCCGATACGATACATTGGCCAAATTATCGGTTGAAATTGCTCAAGTATGCCGCATTTCTTCCTAAGGATGATGTAAAATATAGGCTCATTCTAAAGAAAGTATTGAATAAATGAAAGTGACTAAACTCTACCTGGATATGGATGGTGTACTATGCGACTTTGAGAAGCGATTCACAGAGTTGTATGGTAAGGATGCTCTTGGTGCTCGTGACCGTAAAAACTTCACAACCAATTGGCCTAACTTTATTATGGATGGAAACTTTGAAAGCCTTGAATGGTTCCCAGGTGGAAAAGAGTTACTTGATTTTATTCAAAACGAAACTGACTGGGAAGTGGAGATTCTATCTTCATCTGGTGGTGAAAGATTCCATTCAGAAGTTGCTGCTCAGAAAGTTGTTTGGCTTTGTGACAAAGGTATACCTTATAAAGCCAATATTGTTCCAGGCCGAAAGCATAAAACAGCATATGCTACACCTGAAACTATTTTAATTGATGATACTGAAGATATTATCGTTAATTTTAATGCCGCTGGTGGTGTTGGTATTTTGCACAAGGATATCAATGTAACACTGGCAAAACTGAGGACTCTGCTTGATTAATATACTAAATAAAGTATATTATGAATAATGTGGATAATCTACTATACTCCGTTAATACTACGTCTATACAAAGGAAAATTATATGACTTCATTCGCAAATCTAAAGCGTAACAGCAATTCATTTGAGAAACTCTCAAAAGCGGTCGAGGCTACATCAGCCGGCACCGAAAACTCCAAAGATGACAATCGTTTCTGGCAACCAGAAGTTGACAAGGCAGGTAATGGCATGGCCATTATTCGTTTCTTGCCAGCACCTGCTGTTGATGGTGATGATGCTCTTCCTTGGGTTCGCACATTCAGCCACGGTTTTCAAGGACCAGGCGGATGGTTTATTGATAACTGCTTGACCACTCTTAATGAGAAGTGTCCAGTTTGTGAACACAATAACACATTGTGGAACTCTGGTATTGAAGCAAACAAAGATGTTGCTCGTAAGCAAAAACGCAAGTTGAGCTATCTAGCAAACATTCTTGTGGTTTCTGACCCAAGCAATCCTTCTAATGAAGGACAAATCAAACTGTATAAGTTTGGTAAGAAAATCTTTGATAAGATTACTGAAGCAATGAATCCTGAATTTGCTGATGAAACACCAGTTAACCCGTTTGATATGTGGGAAGGTGCTAACTTCAAGTTGAAGATTCGTAATGTCGAAGGCTATCGCAACTATGACAAATCAGAATTTGCTGATGTGTCTGCTCTGTTGGATGGCAACGATGAGAAATTGGAAGAATTGTGGAAGAAAGAGTATTCTCTGAAAGATTTTACAGAGAAGAAAAACTTCAAACCTTATGACCAATTGAAAGGTCGTTTGGACAAGGTTCTAGGCTTCACAGGCGCACCTATCGCCAAGACTAAAGCTGAAGATACTGTTGCATCATTCAAAGATGATGTGTCTGTATTAGATTCTAAGATTTCGGAAAGTGATGATGACTTGGATTATTTCAAGTCTCTTGCTGACCAAGATTAAACTAATCCCATGCAAGTGCAACCCCGCCTAGTGCGGGGTTTTTTATGTCACACGCTGGAATAGATTTAAGAACACATCATCATATACAGATGGTAAGGCACCTTGTGACTGTTGAGCAGCTGCTGATGCCTGTGTATTGTTATTTGTGATATTGGTGATAGAAGATAAAGCACTATCAAATAATCTTAATGTATCAGTAAATTCGGAAGTTGCTGCTTCAATCATATCACCCATAGTTGGAGCAGCTGCAGCTAATGTGCCCATTGTTGGCATTTTTAAACCAGGTGATGCAGCTGGTGCTGATTTTGCTGAAGCTACTACAGTTGACGATGGTATAGTCGTACCAGTCAATGCAGCTTGGATTGTTTGCGTTCCAATTGATGCCTTATTGTTCCCAACTTTATCATAATAGGATGATCCTGTATATGGATTTGCTATGGATGCAAATTCTTGTGATAAAGCAAATTGTTGTTGTATCGGGTCAGACCCACCTTGTTTTAATCTTTTGTTAATTAGTGCTGTGCCTAATTTGTCTTGCGCTGAAGCATCGTACAAATCACCACCCTTAACACCAGTATTTCCGTAAGCACCAGACATTAGTCCTGCTAAAGTTGTTGGAATTATTTGATATCTTCCTGTAGCAAAAACTTTACCTTCAGACTGTAAACGCATAACTTCATTCACAGTCATTTTAGATAAACCTGGATATCCTCCAGGCATATCGCCAGCTTTACCTTTATTTGCAGCGTCATATCCCATGGAACCACTTTCACCACCAGCAATAATATCTAATAGACTGTTACTACTGGATTGTCCTGATGAACTTGGTGTTGATGAAGGTGCAGCTGTTGGTGTTGTTGAAGGTGCCGCTGGAGTTGGAGTAACTGGTGTTACTTTACCTGCCAATCTAGCAGTTTCTGCGCCGCTCTCATTAGGTGCAGAAGGCAATGCTTGAACTTTAGCACTCTCAATTTGTTGAGATAAAATTCCAAATCGTTTTAATTTTGCTTCGTATAATGAAGCTCTTTTCCTTAATTCTTTTTCATTACCGCCTTGATTAATATCGTCTTGTATTGAAGCAAGAGCTGCAACAGAATCAATAACTTCTTGTTGTTCATCTGGCGCCAAATAATCTATAACTTGATATGCTGTATAAGCTGCTCCCCATATAGCGGCTATTGGACCAGTTCCAGCAGCTAAAGCACCAGTAAAAAATTGTTGAAGAATTTTTACAGCACCTGTTTTTCCAGCTTGTTTAAGGGCTTCTTTACTTGCTAATTCGGCTGCGGCTCTTCTTGCTGCAGCTTCTTTACCTACTGTACCATAATCAGAAAGCTTTACATTTCCAGCAATAGTTCCAGGTTTTACTATTGGTCCTTTTCCTGGTGCTCCTGGTGGAGCTCCTGGTACTGGTGCTCCTGGTGGAGCTCCTGGTACTGGTGCTCCTGGTAATCCTAAACGGCCGGCTGCGGCCGCTCCAGCTGCACCAGCTAATCTTGTGAGAGCTTCACCTAAAGCAATAAACGCTAAGTATAATGCACCACCAACACCTAAAACAGTTAATAGTCCACCAGGAACATTTAATTCATCTTTTAAATAGGTATCTAAACTAACGAATGCTTTTTTGATTGCTTCATAGATTGCAGAAAATATTTCTACAACACCTGCTGCAAATCTAGGATCAGAAGCTAAATCACCTAGTAAGTTAATGCCTTTAACAAATAAATCTTTAACAGCAACAAATGTTTTAATAAAACCTTCTTTCACCTCAGGGTCACTAAAAAGGTCACCTAAAATTTCAGAACCTTTTTGAATAACTTTTTGAATACCTAAAATAACTTGTTTGACAAAAGATTTTATGCCCTCAAGCACATCTTGGTTTTCTAATAATTTACCAACACCTATTGCTAATAATCCAAGCAATCCACCTTTTAACAAATAACTAGCAATTGTTCCTAAAAAACTTAATATTCCACCACTCTCTTTTTCTTCTGGTTTAGCACCAACTTGTGTTGGAGTTTTAGTTGCTAATCCGCCTGCTTTGCTAAATCTAGATTCATAACCAGCCTCTCTATCACCAGCTCTCTTAAAGAACATATCTGCTTTTGTTGTTGCAGTACCACCTTGGAGTTTAACTAACTTGACAATGTTTTGTCTTGTAACATTCATGTCTCTTGCCATAGAAGGCAATACAACAGAATTTTTAGCTGCAAGTTTGGAATGTATCTTCAGTTCTCTAGTCTCACCAGTAAGAATATCCATCTTTGTTTCTAAAGCACCACTAGAGAAAGAACCACCACCTGCACTGGCAATTTTAGCACCAGATTTAGCAGGTGTTGCACTATAAGATTTAAACATTGATGGTAAAGCAGTTGCCAGAAATCCTTTTTGGTTAAAGAATTGTCTTGGATCCACTTTCTCAAGCGTTCGTTTACCTAAAGTGGATGCTATTCCACCACCTTTAGATTTTTCGGCTTTGTAAATCTCTGCTAATCTGGACTGTTTGTCTGCCATTTATTTTCTCGCTTGCTGTTGAGCTTTTAATCGTTCTTTTTCTTCTTCTAAAAATTTCACCAACATATCAATGTAAACTTGTCTTTCCCAAGGTATCATATTATCCAATTCAGTCAAACTATACTTGTGATGTTGCATTAAAGCAAAGTTAGTTTGAAAGTAATTACCTAAGGTATCATAACCAAATATTATACGAAAAAATTTTGAATGCCTTCTACGACAATCTTTTCTTCATATCCACACTTACCACATTTAAAATCCAAAGGCTTTGAAATCTTCGGCATCGTAGTAAAAAACTTTTGAATCTTTTCAAGGTCATCTTGTTGTAGGTTGTCTACAAACTCCATCAATTCTTCTTTGGTTGAATCTTTGGCATAATACATTTGTTCATCATCATAAATGAAATCAATACAACTGACAATAACATCCATAATGGTATCGATAGATTCACTCTGCAAATTATCAAAGTTCTTTACCATTCCTAAAGTTGGATACTTCATTACAATACCCAATTTGTCGGTAATCTCAATCTTACTGTTGTGGTCTGGATCAATAGTTGGTTTGATATCTAAGATGTTCAAATCAAACTTGACCAAACCACCACAAGCTTTGTCTTCGCCTTTATCATCTTTAACGGTGTTGTTACAGTTGTATTTTAAATTTACAACCTCACCAACAGACCTAGCACGAAGCTGCATGAATAAATGCTCAAGATCAAATGTTGGCAAATCATCAACATCAATATCTGATATAATACAATTATTCAGTACTTGTTTAACTACATCAATTGTTTCTTTCTCATCAGTTGCCTGTGAAGCCATTAGAAACAGTTTTTGTTCTTTTACAAGAAACGGTCTATATTTTACTTTCTTACCGGATGAAATCAAAGTTGTTTCATACGTTGGCACATCAATTTTTGGTAACGCCATTTTATATCCTCATGTTATAATTAAAAAATAGTTCCTGCTAAAGGTGCAACCAAAGCATTGCTAATGGATTGCCCAGCTTTATCAAAGAATTTTGAAGCTTTAACTCCAAACAAAGCAGCAGCTGCGGCCGCAATATCATAGCTGCCAGAATATACCACACGGTATTTTTGGTATGTAAATTGAACTGAAACACGGTGAAAACCTTCTTCACTCCAAGATAGTGGTTGAGATGCAATTGAAATAGGAAAAGCATCTATTAATTCTATAATAAATATTCTTTTAATAAAATCATCATATTGAATGATTTGAATATTTGTCATGTACCTTGTGTCTTCTTCCTTTGAGTATCTTAAATTGTTTGTGTCTGTTGGCATAATTGCTTCCATCCATCGTTCAAACAATTTACGCTCATAGAATTCATTTGTACACACAAATGTTAATGTTGTTTCTGTATATTGTGTTTGATATGGTACCTTAAATCCAGGCCCATATATTTTAGCATCTTGCGTTAACAATGTTTTTCCAGGCAATTCAGCGGACTCACATTGTAGTGCCAAATATCTGGAAAGTGCAGGGTTTGAAGTTTTGGTTTCATCTCTGCCATTGCCTGTAATACTATTAATATCAGCTGTAATTTCTGCAATGATATTGTTTGGTATATTAAAAAACTTCTCTAAAGCTGATGATGAAATAAATTTATTAATGTAAGGAGGAATAGGAAGAATAACTTCATATCGGCTTGGTCTGGCCAGTCCATCTTTAGCTTTAATGTTTGATAGAAATAGTTGTGGTGAGAATGACATTAAAATTGTTCCTGAGATTCGGCGTAAACTTTACTTGCTGTTGCACCAACAAAACTTTCCATTGGTAATAATGCAGCTATGTCCCACTCGTCAGCAGATATTTCCATAAACCTTGATTGTATCTGGCTAAAGAGATATCGTTTAATACAAGGCTGTGCTTCAAATATTTTTGAAGCGGAAGCTAAAGTGGCATAACTTAACCTTAACTTTGTAGTCTTATCAAAGTTGGTATTGTTTGCATAGTCACTCAATTTATCCAATAAAATAATTCGTTGCTTTGGGTGAATGTAATGTAGATTCAACCCTAAAAATCCGTCATTATATTGTTCTATTGGTAATACCAATGGGAACCGGTCGTAGTATGGCATCGAATCTTTTGTCTTTGGATCATAAAAGTAAAAATACATCTTGCCAATTATGGTCGAATCACGTAGACGGGTTTTATCCTGTAATAACGCTTGGCGTGTTGGCTTCAATTCAGTTACCTTAGATTTTAGCCAGGCTCGAGCTTGGTTTGTTCTTGGAGTCAAACCTTGTTTTCTTAACGATTGATTTATTCTGTCTAGTAAATACGCCATGTTCTATTTATATCAAAGACCAAGTTCTTTTTCCGTGATAACTTTGAACTGCCATCCATGTTCTCTACAGAAAAGGTCTGCAGCTCGCCATTTCTCCTGATTGACAGCGTATGTTGCAGCCTCTTGGATGAATCTTTGAGTTTTACGTTTCTGTACCGGCATTTTGGTCTGAGCCAATGGTTTCACCTCTAATATATAAGTGGTGACCTTACCATCTTTAAGACGCATTTTTACAATAAAGTCTGGGTAGTATCTGTGCGTTTTATTGTCCACAGGAGACACGTATGGTATTGGCAGTTCTTCTGATGCCCACCAAATAACATTCGGATGGTCATCAAAATACTTCATAACTCTCAGTTCCCAGTTGGAACGATATATGATATTTTTTGAATTCCCGTTGTATTTGGACGGGTTCTTGGGTAAAAAAGTTCCTTTATATGACATAAATAGTATCTAGGCAACCAAAAGGCAGACAATGGCATTTTTCTCACTAACGGACATAAAATATGTTTCTGGTCAAAACAGAGACAGCGAATTTGCATTGAATGGAAATAGTTTTGATGCTTATAATAGGCGTTATCCAATAGACATTGGAAATACCGATAAGGGTCATTATATGACCTTCTTTATATTTACACAAGAAAGAACACAAGTTGAGGGCTATCAACAGGGTGGTTTCATGCTTGATCCAAGTGGCGGAAATGCTACAGTTCTTGATACACCAAGTCAGAATGCTCTTGGTGCTGTTCAATTTATTGCTGAGGAACTAATTGGTGATAACAGAAACCGTGAAGTGGATGAAAGTGTGTCTGTTAAAGAAAATCCTAATTTTTTTGAAACTTTCAAAAATTCGTCAGCTGCTGCCACTCTCAGGTCGCTTAAAAATTCAGAAGTAGGTCAAAATTTATTAAAGCGTGGTAACTTCTTCAGAACCATAAACAGAACAAAAGATTCAATTTCACTATACATGCCAGATACATTGGCATTTGATTATGCACAATCATATAGTGATTTGAGTGTAACTGCTGATTTAGGAAATGTTGGTCTTGGGCTTTCTGCGGCAGCATCTATTTACGACCAACGGAAGAGTGGAGTATCCAATCAAATAAAAAATGCCGCACCGTTCGCAGCTGAGTTTGCTAAAAATAAATTAGGATCAAATGGTGGCCAAACTTTGTTTAGTGCCGTGACAGCTGCGACTGGTGGTGCTTTAGCAGTTAATCCTCAACTTGAATTAATTTATCAAGGAACAGGATTTAGAAGTTTTAGATTTTCTTTTATGTTTTATCCAAGAAGCAAAAAAGAAGCTGAAGAAGTTTTAGGTATTATTGATTCGTTTACCTTTCATCAAGCACCAGAAGTTTTATCGTCTTCTTTTGGAAGATATTTGGTTCCTCCATCTGAATTTGATATTAAATTTTATTGCAACGGCAAAGAAAATCCAAACATACCAAAAATGACAACTAGTGTTTTAACCGGCATAAGTGTAGACTATGCACCTAGTGGGTTTGCTTCATATGAAACTCTGTTAATGGAGCCTGAACGTGGCGGCACTGGTATGCCTGTTGCTATTCGTATGGATTTATCATTTAAAGAAACAGAAATTATCACTAAACGATTCTTAAAAGGCCAAAAAGAAGAAGCTTATAAATCACCATTCAGAGGTGATGAAGCAATTAATGGTTTGGATTTTGGTAATGAATCAAGTGGTGAACTTAGAACACAAGCTGAAATTGATGCCTCTAGAGATTTAGGTGATTTTAATGAAACAGGTATAACCTTTGAAAATACAGCTACATCAGATACGGAATTTGATTTGGCTAATGGTAGTTGGGGCACAGAAGACACAACTGGCATAGATGATACTGGCAGTGGCGGCACTATAGGAGGTGCATGATATGGCAAAATATTTTAATTTCTTTCCACGAACAACTTATTATAAAAATAAAGATTCGACCTCAGTAGATATCATTACGAATATAACAACTAGATATAATTTTAATGATGCTTTAAAACAAAACGCTGCTACATATTACAAATATAAAATTAAAGATGGTGATACTCCTGAAATTTTAGCATTTAAATTTTATGGCTCGTCAGAGAAACATTGGATCATTTTAGCAATGAATAACATCATAGATCCAATCTATGAATGGCCTTTGCCGCAAAGAACCATTGGTAAATTTATCGAAGCAAAATATTCATCTCCATCATATGCTAATACTGCAAATACTGGTGTAACTGGTTTGGAGTGGGCAACAAATAATATACAGGCATATTATAAGATAGAAACTAGAACTAATACTTCAACAGGCCTGTATAGAGAAGATAAAATTAGGCTTGATGCTAACACATATGCTAATGTGGTTACATCTGATACAAGTTACACTTTAAGCGATAACACACCTTTAAGGATTGTAGTATCAAAAGAAACAGAAACATATTATTACCATGAAATTGAATTGAATGAAAACAAAAGAGAAATCACAATTTTAAAACCAGAATTTGTGGTCAGCATAGAAGAAGAATTTAGGGCTGTGATGCGAGATTCAATATGAACGATAATTTTAATCTAAGGCAATCAACTGACTATCAGCTTAATGAACTGACTCTCATTACAAAGGGTGGTAAAATTGATATTCGCCAGATGTTTGAAGAAATAAACATATATGAAAGTATGTTAACTCCTTGCATTTCTGGTGACATTATTATTAACGATGCCATAGGATTGTCTTCACAACTACTGATTGATGGTTCTGAAATCCTTTTAATTGATGTTGATAAGGGTGGTGGTTTTTTTCGCATGAGCAAGGCCTTCAGAATTTATAAACAAATGGATAGAAAAAATAATAATCAAACAAGTGAATCTTATGTTTTAAAATTTGCTTCTGAGGAAGTTATTTTGTCCGAACAACAATTGATAAATGAATGTTATAAAGGCACATACACCAGTTCGGTCAAAAAAATATTAAACAATAAATTAAAAGTTCTTGTTCCTAATTTAATAGAAAAGAATTTTGAAAAATCTTATGGTGCAATTGATATTGTTATACCAGGATTAAAACCTTTTGATGCCATAAATTGGATGGCAAAAAGAGCAATTGATTCTAAAGGTCAACCAACTTTTGTGTTTTTTCAAAATGTAGAGGGTTATAACTTTACAACTTTGTCTAAAATTATGCAACAAACACCAATCTTTGATGTAAATTTTGATATCAAAAACTTGCATGGTGAAAATGCAAAAGCAGAGCTGATTGGTGCAAGAGCAATGGAAGTTATGACACAATTTGATTTTATTAAGAGCACACAAGCTGGTGTATTTGCAGGAACATTTGTTGGTATTGATCCATTGACCAGGCAAGTAAAAACTGAAAAGAAGAATTTCGATGATGTGTTTATGAACACCAGGCACGGAAATGAAAATCCAAATTTACCTGTCGAAATAAACAAACTAGGTAAAACAAACTATCAGATGACCGATTCTAGGGTCGTGTATTACCTAACAACAGGCCAAAGACCTCAATCAGAATATATTAAAACTAATGAACCGTATTCATTACAAGTTGATGATGTACCTCAGAAATATACATATGCTAGAAAAGCATTATTTCAAAATTTTACAACACAAAGATTAAAAATAGTTTTACCTGGAAACTTTTTAATTTCTCCTGGCAAAACTATCAATTTAGAAGTACCAACTCGGTCTTTTAATTCTAAAGCTGGTGATAATCATGATTCTACTTTGAGGGGTAAGTATGCTATTCTTTCCACCAGACACATTATAAAATACAACATGTTTGAAACTGTTGCAGAGGTTGTAACAGATTCTTCAACTAAACCTGTTGTAGCTGCAAGTAGACAATTAGCTCAGAGCGTAGGAAATTATTAATATGTATGAAAATGATTTAGCAAATTTAAGCAATTGGACCGGAGTTGTAGAAGACTATGATGATCCATTAAAGACAGGAAGATTACGTGTTCGCATCTATGGCTTCCATAATCCAAACAAAACGGTTTTACCAACAGCAGATTTGCCTTGGGCTATGGTTGCATTGCCAGCTAATGGTTCAACAACATTCACAGGACCAAAAGTTGGAGATTGGGTCATTGGTTTTTTCTTTGATAGAGAATCAGCACAACTTCCAGTTGTAACTCATGTTCTTCCAGGTATCAATACTGTGCTTGCTAAACAACCAGTTGGTGCACCTCGTATGCCAGCTGGTCAAATTTATGATAGACCTGGTCAGCCATCTTTGCCACCACTAGGCCGAGGTGTTGTACAATTTACTGCTATAGATACTTCAAATAGAAGTAGAG